CCCGATAGTGTTGCAACAATAGCAATGAATTACCCAAGTGGTGGCGAAGGTAATATATTGATTGCTGTAGGTAATAACGCAACTACAGTAAACTACTGGCTCTTTGACAATACTGGTAACTTAACACTACCAGTCGGCGGAGACATTTTAGACAGCACCGGCACTAGTGTATTAGGTGGTGGAACAACATTGCCTGCTGATGCCAGTGGTTACTTGGTCAATGACGGCTCTGGCGCTTTGTCCTGGGCCGCAGGCGATGGCACATTCAGTGGCGACTATGATGACTTGACCAACAAGCCAACATTATTTGATGGTGCATACAGTAGTTTAACTGGCACACCATCTTTGTTCAGTGGTGACTACGATGACTTGACCAGCAAGCCAACATTATTTGATGGCAACTACAATAGTTTGACCAACAAGCCAACATACAAAGAGGCTGTGCCAACCGGCACTGGTCCTGGCGGCAATAACCAAGCAGATTCGTTGGTACTGGCTGGTCTAAACCCCACTGAAAATATACCATCAACCTACGGTGGCGACTTGATACTTAAAGGCGGCTATGGTGGCGCCAACAACGACTTGTTTGGTGAAGTTAGAATTAAAAGTGGTACAATTGGTTCAAACTTTGAATGGCATTTCACTGTTGATAAGAAGATTAAATTACCATCAGGCGGCGACATTGTTAACAGCACCGGTACCAGTGTATTAGGCTCCTTGGGTATTAATCAAAGTTGGCAAGATACGACAAGTTCTAGGGCGTTTGACACTGAGTACACTAATAGTACTAGCCTTCCTATTATGATTTCAGCTGGAGGTGTAGGTGGAAGCACGGGACAACTACGAGTTTTAGTTGGTGTTAGTTCTGCAGACGTACTATTATCATTAGGCTCTCCCAATGCAGGTTACACAATGTTTTCATTTGTTGTTCCACCAGGGCACAAATACAAGATAACCACAAACAACGGCTATGACGGCGGTCTTGTCAATTGGGCAGAACTTCGATAAATTTGGTAAGCTCTAATAAACTTTGAGAAATTATAATCTAAAAGCCTTGACTTCTGCGGGCTAGTAGTGTATACTAGTCTAGCATGAATCCTATTGTTGACACACTCCTATCCAATCTGCCAGTACGGCAGCGCAAGACTTCAGCCGGGTGGTTGAGTTTTAACGCTGTGTGCTGTCACCATCGCGGAGAAAGCCCGGACACACGTGGTCGTGGCGGTGTCAAGCATTCAGACACAGGCATCACTTACCATTGCTTTAACTGTGGATTCAAAACAGGCTATCAACAGGGTGGCCCACTGGGCATCAAGTTCCGTAGCCTGCTCAGTTGGATTGGTGTAGCAGAACCAGTTATCGGCAGTTTACGCATTGAAGCACTGCGACTCAAAGATCTAGAACAGGTATTTGAGCGTCCAGAACTGCCGGCCATTGTACAGCGTGAGTTACCCAACGGCAACAACCTGTTGGCAGGTAGAGAACAACTGTATCCAGAGCATGTTGAATATCTGGCCAGTCGTGGACTAACGCCCAACAGCTATGCATTCTTGGTGACAGATGATGAACATGCCAAACTCAATCGCCGTGTGATTATTCCCTTTGTGCATGATCACCTGATTGCCGGCTATACTGCCAGAGCCATTGACAACAACATCAGACCCAAGTATTATAGTCATACAGACAACACCTATGTGTTTGGCTTGGATCTACAGCGACCAGATCATCAGTTTGCTATTGTGTGTGAAGGACCATTTGACGCACTCAGCATCAATGGTGTGGCTGTATTAAGCAATGAAGTCAATGAGGATCAAGCAGAACGCATCGAAGGACTCAATCGCAGGATCATCCTGGTGCCCGACAACGACCAAGCAGGACAAAAGATGATCAGTCAAGCCATTGACTTTGGCTGGAGCGTGGCCTTCCCAGACTGGCCCGATGACGTAAAGGACATCAACGATGCAGTGGTGCGCTATGGCGAACTACTGGTACTAAGACAAATTCTAGATACCACAGCGGATTCTAGCACACAAATCAAACTAATGCAAAAGCTCAAGAAGCGGGTATAACTATATAATGTCAACAAATTACACAGCAGACGTACAGCGATTATTTTTAGAGTTTATGATACAGGATTCACAGAACTTTGTTCGTGTGCAGAATATCTACAACCCAGAAAACTTTGACAAGACCATCAAGAAGGCTGCAAAGTTCATTAAAGAACACGTTGATGACCACGGCAGTCTTCCCACACGTGAACAGATCAAAGCAGTAACTGGCACAGCCATCAATCCCATAGATGAAGTCAAGCCGGAACATGTTGAGTGGTTCTTAAAAGAGTTTGAATCGTTTACCAAGCGACAAGAACTAGAACGTGCTATTCTAACAGCCGCAGACATGCTGGAGAAAGACGAGTTTGGCCCAGTAGAAAAGTTAATCAAAGATGCTGTGCAGATTAGCTTGACCAAGGACATGGGCACAGACTACTTTGCTGATCCTGCGGCTCGTATCAACAAGTACTTTAATTCGGGTGGACAAGTCAGCACTGGCTGGCCTGCTCTGGATAAACTGTTGTATGGCGGCTTTAGTCGCGGTGAACTAAACATCTTTGCTGGTGGATCCGGTTCGGGCAAGTCGTTGGTTATGATGAACATCGCACTAAACTGGATCCAGCAAGGACTCAGTGGCGTGTACATTACACTAGAACTGTCAGAAGAACTAACAAGCCTGCGTACAGATGCTATGTTGACTAGTATGAGTACCAAAGACATTCGACGTGACATCGACACTACTACACTTAAAGTTAAGATGATTGGTAAGAAGTCTGGTGCCTATCGTGTCAAGGGCTTGCCAGCACAAAGCAACATCAATGATATCCGCAGTTACTTAAAGGAAGTGCAGATCCAAACAGGCATGCGTGTGGACTTTGTTATGGTAGACTACTTGGACTTGCTGATGCCCGTGAGTGCTAAGGTCAGTCCCAATGACTTGTTTGTCAAAGACAAGTATGTAAGTGAAGAACTGCGTAACTTGGCCAAAGAACTAGGTGTGTTGATGATTACTGCAAGTCAGTTGAATCGTAGTGCTGTGGAAGAAGTAGAGTTTGACCACAGTCATATCTCGGGTGGTATTTCAAAGATCAATACAGCAGACAATGTGTTTGGTATCTTTACTAGTAGAGCTATGAAAGAGCGTGGCAGGTATCAAATCCAGTGTATGAAGTCGCGTAGCAGTACAGGTGTCGGGCAGAAGATTGACCTGGAATACAACATTGACACCATGCGTATCAGTGGCTTGCCGGATGAAGAATCTGGCAACAATGGCCAGCCGTATGGCAAAGGCGGCAGTAGCATTGTCAACCAACTCAAAGCACGTAGTACCTTAGATGCAGGCAGTTCAGCACCTGCGAGCACCAAGTGGGAAAAACCGCAGCCTAAAGAAGGCTTTAGCCTAGAGGCGCCTAGAATACAAGCAGAAGTAGGATCAGTTAAAATTAAGAATCTGCTAAACAACATTAAAAACAAATCCGACCTATAAACTGTTCAGTTAATGACTTTTGTTTATTTGCCTTTGGCACACTGGTAATAAATACACTATGAAGATTTGGTGCCAATCTTGAAGAAACAAACACGAACTATCCTGGAAGAACTAACGCAGGCTATGCCCAAGCAAGACCACGGTCTTCTTTTGGAAAGCCGTGGTAGCCACTTGATTGCCAGTGTTTTTAACCTGTTAGAAAGTGTTAAAAACAGCTACGGTGATGAAGCAGTTCTTGAATTAGAACGCCGTTTGATCAGTAGCATTCGCAGTCGCGATAGCGCCAAATTCCTACGAGGAATACGGAGAATAAACCATGAAGATTAAAGAACTACAAGAAGGTAGAGGCTACCTTGAAGAGGGCCCGGCTTGGGACGCAGTTAAAGGTGTTGGCGCAGGCGCCGGCAAATTCCTTGGCGGTGCCGCACAAGCCGCTGGCGCTATACCTGGTGCTGTAGCTGGCGCCGGCAAAGCATTTATGAAGGGCTACAGAGGCGCACGTGATACTGTGGCTGGTGGTCCAACAGATACACCTGCTGCCGCACCTGGAACGCCACCTGCTGCCGCACCTGGAACGCCACCTGCTGCTGCACCTGGAACGCCACCTGCTGCCGCACCTGGAACGCCACCTGCTGCCGCACCTGGACCAGCACCAACTGCACCAGCACCTACAGCACCTGCTGCCGAAACACCGCCAGCACCTAGTAAGCCAGGGTTCATGGATAAGGTTAAAGGTATGATTGGTGGTAAACCTGCCGCACCTGCTGCCGCACCTGCTGCCGCACCTGCTGCCGCACCTGCTGCCGCACCTGCTGCCGCAGGCCCGGACGCAGCCGCCCAAGGAAGAATTGCAGCCGCCCCGTTTGGCTACAACGGAGACACTGGTAAGCCAAACCCAGATCCTGCCGCACAAGCAAGAATTGATGCCACACCGCAGGGTTTTGATGGAGAAACTGGTAAGCCAAATGCCGCACCTGGAACGCCACCTGCTGCCGGAACAGCACCTGCCCCAAGCAAGAATGCCGCTGGCACAGACAGTTACGAAAATGTCAAAGGTCAAATGCGTAAAATTACACCAGCACCTGGTGCTAAACCTTTGCCAGCAGAAATGGCAGCAAGAATTGACGGCGACATGGCCAAGCTAGCCAAGGGCGATAAAGACAGTGGTGTATTTGCCGCTGATAAGATTCTTAAGTTTGCAAATGCAGGCTACGATGTAAGCAAGCTACAGCCTAAGTGGATGGCATCCAGCAAAGCTGGTGAACGCTTCTTGACACAGAGTGTATATCGTGAGATCAGCAAGATGCTTAAAGAGCACGGCTTGACCTGGGCTAACCTGGGATTACGCATTCGCCTAAACGAAAGCGTTAAAGGCCATGG